AGAGGGTTGGTTATCTTAGTTGATTTCTTAGGTACTTTGTGTAAACTCCGTATCTAATAGCATCAAAGCAGTGATTATTGTTATCTACAGGAATGTTAGTCTGTTTTGGCTTACCGTCAACTATTATACTTTCATCTACACTCCAAATATACATTCCTCTTTCACGGTGCAAGTTTCTTGAACTTGAAGGATACTTAACTTCGTACGTGTTTAAAAGCTCAATTCCGGCATTTATACTTCCCTGTCCTTTTCTACACAACGAGGCCTGTATTCCAATGTTCCTTAATTGCCTAACCATGTCTGGGTCATGTTCACAATACAGTGGCTCGGATGCTTTATATCCATTTGACTGAAGAATGTTTTTTATGCTTTGAGGAGGTAAGCCTGTTTCGTAAGCTAACTCTTTTACATAAAGCGTATTTCCTATCTTGCAAATCTTCATTATTGCTGTTGGGTCATTCGTATAACCAAAGTCAATAGAGTAAATCCAGTCTTGTTCACTTGGCTTAGGAAAATCTTCGTCGTCAATCTGCTCCCAGTTTGGAAAAATAACTCCTGTTACATTTCCAGTTAAGCCTCGTGCGTAAACCTTGAATAACTCTGTGTCTTTGTTGCTTTCAATTTCACGATGCTTTGATTCGCTAATAAAAGGGTTATGTCTGTGGTCAGAAATAAATGTTACTGTCCCAGGCTGGTTCTTTATCTGTTCGTGAGCCCAAAATCTTATTGTTGGGTTATAGTCAATTATGGTTTGGTCTGCTCTCGAATCAAGCTGCCAATAAATCATGTAAGGAAAACTATTGGCTTCGTTAATGAAAAGCCTTTTTCTTTTTTGACCCCTGGCTTTCATTTCACTTTCAAAAACCTTGAACTCCATCTGCATACCTCCTTTAAAAGTAAAAAGGTGGTCTGTTTTATTGTACTTGGTTATTGCGTTCTTAAAGTTAGGGTAAACATAATCTTCAAAGTCCCTTAATGCTCCACCTTTAAGGTGAGGAAAGCTCATTGAAGTTACTGTTGTTACCCTTGATTCTTTTCCTCCAATCCATTTCTCTTCTGCACATAGCGTAGCAAGGGCAGCGAGTATATTTACTGTCTTTCCAGACCACTGACCACCCTGATGGTCTATCCTCCTTGTGCCAAATCTTAACTCTCGTAGAGTATCTGTATATATGTTAGAAACCTCCATATAATACACAAGGTACACTATATGTATTATACACGCAAAATCTCTTATCAACATATTGTTAATAACTATTTTTAAAATTGCAATAACAAGAAAAGCCTCCATCAAGGAGGCTTTAAAAGACTAACAGTGTTTTTGCAAAACTGTTGCTTATCGTTATTAATTTAGCTTTTTCAATTCACGGAATCAGCTGGTTCTTTAATCGGCTTTTGTGCTTCCAATGCCACAGATTCGCAAAGCCTCTTGTAATATGCAATGCCAGCTCGGCCACACTGCACGTTATTTTAACAGGCTTTCGAGCCTGACCTTTCAGATTTATCCGCTTTATATTCTTCCAAAGTTGCAGGAATACACCTTTCTGGTAATGATTGCTGTGTTCCATCCAATATATATAATTCAAATTTTTTATTTTTAGTGTCAATTTTATAATCTGTAACATTTACCACATCTCCAACTCTCCAATAACCAGTGTAAATAGTTATTCTAATATAATTGACCGACATTAATTCATCTAAAGTTCTATCCTCCCACCATTCAAGTTTTTTAAATAAATGTGGGTAATGAGAAACTTGGTGCTTAAACCCAATTTCATCATCGCCAACCCAACCCCAATCACGGTCTAATATTTCGCCAATATGATAATCACTTCCAGGATAATCAGCAATAACTTTCCAACGTGGTTTCATTAATTCTTCGTTTGACATTTTGTATAGTTTAATTGTTTGACAAATAATTTATAGTTCATAATTGCAGCGTTGGCAGTAATGCTATTGAACTTCGGTACATAAATCGTGTCCAAACATTCTCATTGCATCACGCTTATTAAATTCATCGTTATTTAATCTACTCGCACAAGATGGACAATAATGTTTTCTTGTACTATGATTATACCAAGTTGCGGATTTTGGCTTTTGACAACTTGTAATATTGCATTTTCCATTCAAAATACCTTTATCGTCAGCACTACTGCTAACATTGGGTTTGGCAAAAAATGGGCTGACGTTGTTATCTTCAACATCACCGCTGAAAATTTCTATATATCCATTACTTTCAAAAGAAATTACTAAAGGCTGTTCTTTTATTTTTGTTATCAGTCTAAATAATTTTCTTAATTGCCCAATCCTTATTTGTATTTCCCAGTTGGATTTGCTTTCAACATTCAACGTTGTTTCAAGTTTACCAAAAGACAAATTTTTATCTATACATTTTACTTTTACCTCGTAATCATCATGTTCAGGGATTAAAGGAGTAATGAGCTGGTATAAAATTCTGTGCAAAGCAGCACTACTTAAAATAATCTTATTCATAAATTATGGTTTGACAGTTTACAATTTACTTTACCGTAAGCGGTCAAACTAAGACCCCTAATTCAAGTATAACTTTTGACCAGTATTTTTTGTATAAATCAAATAGCAACGAATCATCACTTGTCCATTCCATGTCTTTTGTTTTTATTGAATAAGGGTAATCTTCATTAAAAGAATTTAAAACTTGCTTAGCTTCGCTGGTTGCACAATCCTTTGCAAATTCAATTTCTTGATGAACTGACAACCCTGTATTTACAGGCATTATTTTCATATAATGCCCAAACCTTTCAATAGCCTTTAATTTTGGTGTCATTGTGTTTATATTTTGACAGTTTACAATTTATTTTCATGGTAGTTCCTCCGCATCTTTAGGGTTAAAAATTATAACTTCTTTATTCTTTGATTCTGCATACTTAACGCAATTAGCAGTTCCACCTTCAGACCCATCCCAGATTGCCACAACAAAAGAACAGTTTTTGACCATCCACTCGTTACGCTTCTGCATCTTGAAAGCAGCGTATATTCCCTGACTAACCATAATGGTTTGCTCACATTGCTTCAGTATTCCAAAGTAACGGTCTTTCGACTTCTTTGGCCAGATTGTTTCTTGTCCACGAAAAGGGACTGCAGCAATAACTGGAATGTTTAAATTTAAAGCAACTTCTGCCCAAATCATATCTGCTCCGAGAGCCATACCGCTTATTACTTTTGACGGCTCGTGTTGCTCGAGAAGTCCACGAAGTACAAATCTCATCCAATCTGAGTAAGGGCCAACTCCGTTGTACTCGTCTCCGAGCTTCTGTGGCCTGTGGCCGGTTAATGTTATTATCATAAGTTGTCGTGTTCAAGCATTGCCAGTAATATTGTGTAATTAGCAAGGTCAAGTAAAGTATCGTCTTTACTCTCGTTGTTTGGTATTTTGCCGTCTATAAGTTGACCAAGTCTTGCAACCTTGGTACTTATAAGGGCCAATGCTTGCTTTGAACCAGAAAGTCCAATTATAGCACCGCCAAGCTTAAAGTTTGACAAACGGTCAGCTCCAGAATAGTCGTTTCCCTTTTTTAACATTGTTTCTCTCATTCTTGATACAAATCCATCAAAAAATGATCCTTGGTCTTTTAGGTTCATACAGTATAATTTATTCGTTTTTAGTTACCGTAAAACCCGCTCTCGTTTGACTGAGTAGCGGGCTTACCTCAAAAGAAAAAATACAGTGGAGCATTGACTGACTAACCCACTTTTCTGCTTTGTTTCCATCCTGTTGTTTTGCGAGTAACTGACACCACTAAGACTCCCTCGGGATTCAGGTCAGGATTACACTCTGGTTAACGATAACTATCCTTCCGTGTTGCATCCTTTTCTATTCCTTATGACTGTTCATTTTTTGTTTGTTTAGACTTTTATTTGAAAATAGGCTGAAAATCTGTATGGGTTATGAATAGGCAAAAGCTCAAACGTCTTTTTTTTTGACGCTTGAGATTTAAATTATATATCTAAATTAGTTCCGATATAGTACAATATAAATATTCATGATCTCCGTCCAATTCGGCTGCACGTATGCCAACGTTTATTAACGTGCCTTCAGGGTATGATGTAATATATCGTACAATCGTTTTAATGTCACCAACCACGAATTCATCAGGATCATCTCCGTTTGATGAT